CAACTTAAAAACAAATTAGTGGAAAAATATATTAAAAATTTAAACACTTGTCTACCAAATAAGAATTCTGAAGATCTACCTTCTCATTTAAAAAAAGTTATGCCTAATGCTTCTAAACAATTCTTAGAATGATGGGTAGGATTTACAGACGCTGAAGGGTCTTTTGCTATTTCTTCTCAACAAAATTGAAAATATGTAAGTTTAAGATTTGTTATAGAAGTTCATCTAGATGATGTAGAAGTTTTACATAAAATAGCTCAAACTTTAGGTATAGGTAGGGTACTAGAAAATAAAAATAGTAAAACCGCTTTATATTTCGTAACTAAGTTTGAAGACATAATTTCAGTTCTTATTCCTATTTTTCAAGAATTCCCTTTGCAAACCTCAAAATATTTAGATTTTTCTTGTTTCTTAGAAGCAGCAACTATTAAATCAAATAATACAAAAAATAATGGTTCTGCACAATTGTCCAATATAGATCTTATAAAATTAAAAAAATTAAAAGAATCTATGAATAGTAAAAGAATTATTAGTGCAAAGGAAGATAAGATTTTGAGAAACAAAGTTTCTATTAATAAGTGGTGATTGTTAGGTTTTGTAGAAGGGGAAGGAACTTTTGGATATAAACATCTTGTTCCTTATTTCCAAATTGCCCAAAATGAAAAGAATCTTTTTGTTTTAGAAGCTATTGAAGCATATTTCTTAGACACATTTAATAACTCGGAAGGTGCAAACCTTAATGATGTAGGAGTAAAGTATACTTTAAATAAAGGAACAGGTGTATACTCTGTGACAATAGAAAAAATAGATATGAATTTTAAGTATATTATACCTTTTTTTGAGTCAATGATGTTTTTTAGTAGAAAGAATTTAGATTATCAGTATTGAGTAATAACGGTCATTATTCATAAATTAGGTTATTATTATTTACCTGAGGGTAAAAAAATTGCTTTACAAATTTCTTCAGCTACAAATAAATACCGTTATACTACTAATAATAGCTTAAATAAAATAGGATTGCCTAGTGAAGATTCTATAATGAAACTTTTAGATCAAATACCTCCTTTTGATATCTTTAGTAATAGTAGCCATTTCGAATTAATTAGAGAATTTACTATAGCTAAAGGAGGGCGTAAAGGTTTTACTGTCTATATTTATGAATGTGTACCCGAAGGATATAAAGAATTAAAGGGATCTCCTTTTTCTACTTATGGTGAAGGACATGAAATTATAGGTTTAAGAAGAAGTAGTAGAACAATAGGTAGATACATTGATACAGGAAAATTGTATAATAATAAATATATTTTTTACTCTACACCTATATCAAAAGAGAAGTCTTAGTAGATCTTAAATTTCTTATTTGGTGACACAAGCTTGTTGTTGTGTGTTATTACTAAAAAGTAACGCCAACAAAATAAGTTTTTATTGATAAAAAAGCACAGACTCAATTGAGCCAAAATGATTATGCGTGATGTAAATAATGGATGATTAATACGTTACTTACACAGTAATACTGCTTCAGCATTTTTCTTCATAGTTTACTTACACATAGGTAGAGGTATGTACTACGGATCATATAGAGCTCCAAGAACTTTAGTATGAACTATTGGTACTGTTATATTTATTTTAATGATGGCCACAGCCTTCCTGGGTAATAGACATAGCCCAAAATGGTTTAATATAAGTAATAAAAGGAATATAAGTAATAAAGGAATTATAACAAATTATAAAGTAAACAAGATATTGTTTACAAGTACCTTAACAAGAGGTTATTGTACTAGTAGTTCTTCAAGTAGTACTAAAATTTATGAAAGACTACAAACTATTATTAATTAATTAGGTATAAACCCTATATATGTTTATGAAGATATAAATCTAGAAGATACTAGAAAACAAATATTAAACAATAAAAAAAATTTAGCTGGTGTATATATGATAATGAATAAAACAACTAAAGATTATTATATAGGTTCTGCATCAACCAATAGATTTTATACAAGATTTAGTAACCACAATATTCACTTTAGAGGTAGCAAAATAGTTAAATTAGCTATTAAAAAGTATGATTTGAGAAACTTTGCTTTTGTTATATTAGATTTATATCCTAATGTTGTTACCAAAGAAAATAACAAGGAGTTATTGGATTTAGAGGATAGCTATTTAAAAAGATTAGTACCTAATTATAATATTTTAACAGAAGCAGGTTCTAGTTTTGGTTACAAACATACTGAAATTGAGCGTAAGAAAATAAAAGATGTTTATACGGATGCTAGACGAGAAATGATAGGTAGTCTAAATAGAGGTAAAAAGTTTTCTCCTGAAACAATAGAAAAATTGAGACAAAAGGCTTTAGCTAGACCACCTATGTCAAAAGAAACTAAAGAAAAATGTATTACCAATACAAGACCTGTTGTGTTATATAACTTAGATAGAACTGTTTACGGTAAATACTCTACTATTTTAGAAGCAAGTAAAGCTATAAATTGTAATGAAAAAACTATTAGAAGAGCACTGCAAACAGAAAAAAAGTTAGTTAAAAAACAGTGAATAGTGGGACATTTATCTTATTAACAGGTTTTACTCCTAAATAAATATTTTATACTTTATTACTTAATACTCGCATTTTATTCTTATATAAATCATAGTCCCATTAGTAAATATTTTTTTGCAATCTTTATAGAAAAAAAATTAAAGTGGTATGTCCCGACGGGGATGTAGATTAGTTTTAATACTATTCGGCAATATTAGTGAAAACGGTCAAAATCCACTAGGACAAGACCGTCGGTTATATAAATAATCGCTACAGACTGGGTCACTAATGGGTGGCTGCAAAGCTGCTTAATGTACAGTCGAGACTTTTAATTAAACGAAGGTATTTAATTAATGGAATATATGAATTCAAAGTTATTCCAGCTTATTATAAAATATTAATAAGCAAGTTTGTACGTCCTTCCTTACGGGCAAATGAGCCTATGAGGTGCTACAGTTATTACTAATCTTATGAGTGCTATACCTTGAGTAGGTCAAGATATTGTTGAGTCAAATCATTTTGCAGACCGTTCTATTACAGTTTATTCCTTATCTAGTCTATTGCCTACGATAGGTACTGTTAACATAAACGCATTAAAAAAAGGTAATAAAAATGTGAGATTGAATAAAGAAGAGTATTTATCTATACCTTCTCCTTTTCTTTCTTTTTTAGTAGGATTTATTGATGGAGACGGTTACATACAAATAACAAAAACAACTAAAGGATTCATAGCTGTTAAACTTGTTATATCTATTCATTTGAAAGATATCTCAACTATAGAGTATATACGTTCTATCCTTAATATAGGTAAAATAACTATATACAAAGATAATAGGAGTCCAACTTGTAAGTTAATTATTAACAAAACCGATCTACAAGAAGTTTTATTTCCATTGTTGTTACACCACAACATATTTTTTTTAACTGAAACAAGAAATAACCAATTTAATACTGCTATGGCAATACTAGAACAAGACATAAAAATGTTCGATAATATACCAAATATAAGTGATATATCCAAGTCATCTGACTTGGTAAATGCAGCTTATTACGCTAAATTAAGTTTCTTTAAAAATTGAATAGTTGGTTTCACAATGGCAGAAGGATCATTTTTTATAAAAAGTAATAATGACGGTTGTTTTCAATTGAAACAAAGAATACATACTAGTTTATTTGAATCATTTAAATTAGTATTTAATACAAATAGGAAGATTGATATTGAAAATAACATATATAATCAATTTTCTGTCAGTTCCAAAGCTGATATACAAACTGTCATAGATTTCTTTTCTTTTTCGGGTCTACATCCTTTGATAGGACTAAAAGGAATTTCTTATCTAAAATGATTAAACGATTTAAAAAGTAGTAACCGTTATGGTAATCTTAATTATCCTTCAAACAAATAAACATATTAAAACACATTTATATTTTCTTTATCTGTATATATGGGCTCCTTTGATGGTGACATTATAAAGGCAAATGGGGAGAATTGCAAGAACGTCTATTAATAATAACCATCAGTTTATAGATTACTTGCAGCGGAGCTTGATTCGGTATAAGAGGTGGATCAAGAACGTTCAACGGCTAATGAGTGAGTAATACCAACAATAAGCTCGACACGAGTACCCCACAACATAAAAAATTTATTTTTTTATGTTGAAGACATAGTCTAAACACCAAATATATATAAAATTGGTGAGAATAGGGATTAAATGCCCTATTGAAACGATGAATACTCGTTTATTTCGTCATTTGAGGTGGTTTAAATACAGTCGAACCACACTACGGTGACGTAGTGTTAAAAAACCTGCTTAATGCTGGAAAATCCCCTAATTTAGGATTTGCATACGATTTATTCTTTTTATTAATATTAATTATTTACGTGAAAATTGCAATGACACGGGGACAATCAGCCGGGGTGAGAAGTATACATACTTCAGAGGCCTCTCAGAGACTACACGCAGGAAATCTCTCGTATGCTTATTTAGTAGGTTTGTTTGAAGGTGACGGTTATTTTACTGTTACAAAAAAAGGTAAGTATTTAGCATATGAATTAGGTATTGAATTGTCTATTAAAGACGTTCAATTGTTATATAAAATAAAAAGTTTATTAGGTATAGGTGTAGTAAGTTTCAGAAAAAGAAATGAAATTGAAATGGTATCTTTAAGAATTAGAAATAAAGACCACTTAAAAAAAATTATTATACCCATATTTGACAAATACCCTATGTTCTCTAATAAACAATATGATTATTTAAGATTTTAAGATGCTCTATCAGGTATTATATATTCAGAAGATTTACCTGAATATACTAGAGATAGCAACCCTATAAATACCCTAGAATCTATTACAAGTGCTTCTTACTTTCCTGCTTTATTAGTAGGATTTATAGAGGCTGAAGGTTGTTTTAGTGTTTATAAGTTGTACAAAGATAAAGATTACTTAGTCGCCAGTTTCGATGTTGCTCAAAGAGACGGGGAAATTTGAATATCTGCTATTCGAGAGTATTTATTTTTTACTAATGCTATACATATAGACAAAACTAATTGTTCCAAATTAAAAGTTACAGGTGTAAGATCAATATAAAATGTTATTCAATTTTTACATAAAGCTCCTTTACAATTACTGGGTAATAAGAGATTACAATATTTATTGTGACTAAAACAATTACGTACAATACATAGATATTCAGAAAAAATAAAGATACCTTCAAACTACTAAAAAGAGATAAAGATATAGTCCGATCAATAAAGAAATTTATTGAGTGTAACGATAGTTTGTTTCAAACGAAGTTACCAACATAAATGCTCTGTTAACAATGCTACATTAAATAGATTTTTCTCATTACACTTCGTTTTACCTTTTGTATTAGCTGCTTTAGCACTAATGCATTTAATCGTTTTACATGACACCGCGGGGTTGGTATTCAATTTTTACTCTAATATACAAGCGACTACAAATAACTACTTCCGCAAATACTTTACTCATAATTATAAAGTAATGTTATTAATTACTATCTTTATTATTTTATTTAGCATATGTATCTTATGAGATACGTATAAATCAGATACTATTAACGAGTTGTGTTTTTTAAAAAGTTGTCTTTTCATACTTAATCTAAAACCTACTATTCCTTTAAATGTTCGTAGACATCATTATTCTACGAAAGCGAAAGGGGTATCATTACCAATAGAATCGCGTCTAGATCCTAATCTAAATAATTTCTACGATTGGTTTTGTGGGTTAGCTGATGCGGAATCATGTTTCTTTTTTAGAATACGAGAAAGAGCAGTAGAATTCGAGTTTAAGATATCTTTACACCTAGACGACTTACCGGTAATTCTTTTCATACAAAAAAACCTAGGAATAGGTAAAGTAGATACTAGTGGTATGGCATCTTTCCGTGTAAATAAACAGAGTGAGCTCCTAATTTTAATAGAGATTTTTGAAAAATTTCCCCTTAATTCTACAAAATACCTAAACTACTTAGATTTCAAAAAAGCCTTAGAGCTTTATGTTCTATCTAAGTCAGCCTTAACCAAAAAAGAGATTAGTAAACTTAAAGCCAGGATGAATAGTCTTAGAACTGATTTTACAATGCCAAACTCACATAAATTACGTATAACTCCTGAGTGGGTATTAGGATTCACAGAAGGGGAAGGTTGCTTTTCAGTTCAAAAAATCTTTCCCTTCTCTGTAACTTTTTCATTAACCCAGAAGAGCAATACTGATTTAATGAGGGCTATACAATTTTTTTTTCAGTCTTTAGCTGTTAGATTTAATGGACCTAATGAGCAAGAAGCTGTAAGAACTTCATTGGATAGTAGAATAGGGAATAAAGGTGACATAACTAGTTTACATATCAGCCGTACAGATTATTTAACTTTAGTGTTAATTCCTTTCTTTGATAGTTTAACCTGGGGTAGTAAGAAAGAAAATGACTATAATGATTGAAAAACTATATTACAACTTAAAAAATTAGGTTTACACTATACTGAAAAAGGTGTAACAATTATAAATCTTATAATTAGTCAAATGAATCTTAACCGATCATCTACTAATGCAGCAAAAATGAGTCAACCTCAACTTGATGCCCTTAAAGATGATATTGTAAAATTATTAGCTGGACCATCTAATCTTGAGGAAAAAAAAGACGGAAGAATTTTCATAAAGTCTTTAAATAAATATTACACAGGAAGTGGTAGTATTAAAATAGAACTCCAAAATAAAGATGGTTTAGTTGTTAATACATTTGGTTCGATATCTGAGTGCGCTAAATTTTTAGGTCTAGCTCCACTTACAGTTACAACCAGATTACAGAAAAATATGCCCATAGTATTAGATGATAATGTAGTATTTGTAAAGAAAAGTCTGAAGCAAGATTTAGTAGCGAGTAAAAATTTAGAGCCTCCTGGCCCCAAATTTATATATAAAAATACACCAACTTTAGGTTATTCCCGTCTACCTTTAGCTCCTTGTGACAATGATAGCGAAAGTCATAAAGGACTACCTTCTATAAGTACTAGAAGGGAACCCCCTAAAGCAAAGCTAGCATTTATATTGCCTAATTTTAAACCTGGTAAAAGAATAGGTCCACATAACGAAGATGTTATCTCTCTATTGGGAGGTTCATTGTTAGGTAATAGTCATGCAGAGCGGGAAAAAAATGGAGGTGTTAGATTTATATTCAAAAAAAGTGAAGCATATAAGGAGTATATGTTTTGGTTATACGAGTTTTTTAATAAAAGGGGCTATTGTACCAATAATTTGCCTGTTGTTTGCAAACATGGTGGTGCTAGTTGCCAGTCTATATATTATAGTTTTGTTACGCATAGTTTTACAAGTTTAATCTGGTTATATAAATCCTTTTATAATCATAAAAAACAAAAGAAAATACCTGTAAATATTGCGGATATATTGACACCTTTGAGTTTAGCCATTTGAATTAGCGACAAAGGTTTTTTCCATTACCCTAGTCTTCTAATTCATACCCAGAATTTTTCAAAACAAGAGGTAAGGTTATTGTCATCAGCTTTAGAAACTAAATTTAATATTAAAAGTACTTTGTGATCGGAACGTAGGGGCTTTGCCCTTGCCCATGAATCTCGCAGGAGCACGAGTCAAATTAAAAGTAGTTATCTATTAGTTATTAAAGTAGAACATATGCCTTTACTAAGAAAACTCTTAACCCCTCATATGGAACCCAGTATGCTTTACAAATTAGGATTATAATATATAAGTAGTCGTGGGGTTAAGTATTTAATCCCTAAATATCCGACGGGATGTTTAAATCATAACTACTACTAATTGGGTAGTATGATTTGGCAACACTAGTGAAAACGGTTAAATTTTAATTAAGAGACCGTCGGTTATATAAAGTCTATATATGACTTAAGTATGATCGCTACAGACTGGGTCACTGGTGGGTGTAGATTTAAGATTTATGCTTATTGTACAGTCGAAATATTTCGCAGGAAATCCTCTAGGTATATCAGCAAGCTATGAAAGAATACCTATGGCACCATATTTCCTATTTAAAGATCTTATTACAATATTTGCATTTATATTTGTATTATCTTTATTTGTGTTCTTTATGCCTAATGTATTAGGTGATAGTGAAAACTACGTAGTGGCAAACCCTATGCAAACTCCTGCAGCTATTGTTCCAGAGTGATAAAGAAAGATGTCACTTAATCTCGCTATTTGCTGGAAGTTCCTAAAAAGTAGGAGAATCAGCAGGAAACCAAACGACCATAGGTCTTAGTAGGATCCTCAGAGGCTATACGCGAGACATAAAAATATTTTTTTATGAAGAGATAGTCCAAACATAGTAGTAATACTATGAATATAAATATGCTTATATTTATATAATCAACACAATTCAGACACTGATTTATTTTTCTCAGTTACTACTGTTCGTAGTGATGCTAGTTCAACAAAAGGTATTGTACGTTTACCATCCGCTCAGAGAGCTGATAGGACAATGCAAAATGAATTAAGAGAAATATTAGTTGGTGTTTTACTCGGTGATGCCCACATAGCAAGAAGGTCCCTTACTAGTTATTCTAGATTAACATATGCTCAAACAGCTGTGGCACATAAAGAATATTTTTATTATGTATTTAGTTTCTTTGTTTCTTTTTGTGTTAATGATTATAAACCTCATTCTAAACTAGTTAGAGATAATAGAACTAACAAAATATATAGTTCTATAACCTTCACTACTATGCAACTTCCCTGTTTTAATGTATGTTGATTTAATTTTCGATCTTCTTCCTTTCTACGCTATATTAAGATCTATTCCTAACAAATTATTGGGAGTTATAGCTATGTTCTCTGCTATCCTTATATTACTATTACTACCTATTACAGATGTAAGTAGATCAAGAGGAATGCAATTCAGACCTTTAAGTAAATGGGCTTTCTTTGTATTTGTGGCTAATTTCTTAATCTTAATGCAATTAGGAGCTAAACACGTAGAGTCTCCATTTATTGAATTTGGTCAAATAAGTACCGTTTTATACTTTTTCTACTTTACAGTTGTAATGTATGGTGTTACTCTTGTTGAAAATACTTTTGTGGATATAAGAATAACAAATTTTAAGAAATAAGGTCCTAACTTTACTTTATATCTAGCCCCTCTTTTTCACGTTAAATATGGTACATCTTTAGCAGCATCCCGGAATACTTCAGGAAGTCCTGATTTACGTGCATGAGGTAATCATACCGCTGATGGTGTTACAACTAGTAGCTACGGTTATGCTAGCCACGTATAGGATTACTATATGCCATTTTGGCCACAAGCTTGTGCTGACTATGCTCAACCTACATCTCTAGAGAAAATTGAAATAGAAGAGGCCGTAATAAATACTACTGTTCAAAGAGATAAATCCTTTAATACACTACTAGAGTCAACTCTAGTTGCTTTAGACTATCTGATGTAATAGCTATGGTATTACTCTTCTATCCTTTATTGTAAAATTTGACCCGATGTGAATTTACGCTAAACGTATCTATGAGAATAGGCGCTAAACGTGACTGTAAGTATTACGGTCAAATTACCGTAAACTTGTTATGAACAAGATAAGATTTGTTATATATTTAGTAACATTTTCTTATTTATGCTAGTATAACAAATCCTAGTAGATATATCGTATTATCTAGTAGAAAAATGGCACTTGTAGATTTAGATTTACCCCCTGCACGAAAGCTTTCGGGGAGATAAGTGCTATTAGAGGGAGAAGAATTAAACTTTGTTTATTAAAGCCCCACCCCACCTTAAAAAGCTAATTAGAGAGAAAACTTTTTTAAGGTGAGAAGTTAACTGTAAAAATCATTTATTTATTCCTACTTATTATACATAGATATATCTATAGGTTTTTAAGGTAAAGAGACAACTTAATTTCATCTCTCCCCAAAAGCTTTCGGTTTATTTTCTTTTTTAGGTTTTTATTTGTAATAAGTAATAAAATATAAAAAGTATTAAGCCATGTTGAAACTATAACTTTTTAGGAATGTATTTGTATACTAATTATATGTAACTTATAGTCTTATACAAGAATCTTTATTTCATGGTTATAGATTAATAAGTCTTAAACAATCCCTATTAGTTTAAAGGTAGAACAAGATTTTCCTAATTTCTTAATCTAAGTTCGAATCTTAGATAGGGAAAATTTAAATAAGATAGGTTTTACGTTTATCTATGTATATTATGAAAAAGACAATAAGAAATTTGTAATATTTAGTTAGATAAAATGGGTATTTTAAACACGAATTTATTTCATATAAGAATAGGTCTATTCTTTTAATTTTCCTTTACACAGGATTAACCGTTTATACACCTAGTATGCTTTAATTGAAATAAGGTTAAACTTTTAACACTAGTTATCTAGATTTACAACATTACATAATTATATAAAATAGCTATTATTATATTAAAAAAAAATAATTTTTACATAAAATAATCTTTTTATATAGGTTATTCATTACGCGTATGTGATTTAAAAAACCTTGCATTATAGTATTAAAAGAAAAGGGGTATGTTGCATAGGGCTATGCATTTTGATTGCAGATCATAAATATAAGGTTCAACTCCTTCATATCTCTAAATTACCTCACTAGCTAGATGTTTACTTGTAAACTATATTGTAAAAAAAGCATAAAGACCGGTATTTTTATGAAAATTGAAATTTTATCTTGTTAATGAGATATTTCATGTAAATGTGACGGTGTTATTGAGATACATGTAAACGTATCCATGTAAACGTATCCATAAAAAGTTTCACTGTCGGTTTTGGTTTAAACAGTTTATCTTACGTATTGAAAGTACTAGAAGTTTATTATAGGAATATTCATATAAAATATTTAATAGTATAATTAGAGGGTATATGCTGAACTATAAGATGTTTTATTCTAATAGTTGGTTTACTATTAAAGATCTTTTTTTTCATTAAATTAAGCGTGTGTTGCTATCGTATTTATTAGATTTACCCATAGTTACAGTAATCGATTCATCATTGTATAATGATGAAGATCTAGATAATGATTTAATCTATGAACATAATCGTAAGTTGTAATAATTTTATCGTTTATATTTAGAGAAACTGAGATAAACATTGAATTATTAGTACTAAACTTTTTATGGTGTAACTGATTATAAGACTAAGATTTGGATTATAACGGTTACATTTTTTCAAGAAGTTATTGTGACTCCCCTTTCCAGTTCTACAGATAATTTATCTAGAACTAGTGTCATAATACCTATTGAGAGAAGTTACAATAATCTTAATATAAAAACATCAGGTATTAGTATGTGATTTGAAAGATGATTTTTATCGTCAAATGCTAAAGATATTGGTGTGTTATATTTAATCTATGCATTATTTGCTGGTTTAATAGGTACTGCCTTTTCTGTATTGATTAGATTAGAGTTATCTGGACCTGGTGTTCAGTATATTGCTGATAATCAATTATATAACAGTATTATTACTGCTCATGCTATTATAATGATTTTCTTCATGGTCAAAATATATTCTATATTAAGCTCGCATTTTACTTTTTTTAAAAAAGTCAATAGTGGTTATAACAACTCACTCTTGTTAAATGAATGTGAAAACAAAGATGGTAATAACCCTGAGAATTGTAACAACAATTCTCCTAATAAAGGGAATGACGACAAAAAGCACAACTATGTTAAAGTATTGGTAGACGCTCCTTATGAGAATAGAGATATTATACTTAAAGTAACTAAGAAACAGAAAGGTGTTTATTTTTGAGAGACCTTGGACGGAAAACATATGTATGTAGGACATTCCATTAACTTATATAATAGAATAAGTTCTTATTTTATGCCATCCATACTTAAAACAAAAGCAAGAAGAGTTTTACGTTTTTTTAATAAATATGGTTTTAGTAATATTAAATTAACTATTTATATTATGAATGAAAATTCTAGTTTAGAACAAGTAGTGGAACTTGAACAACATTTTATGGATACCTTAAAACCAAATCTTAATGTAGATCCTGTAGCTAGTAGTTCTGGATACCATGAACCTATGAGTCAGGAAAACCGTGAAAAGCTTCGTTATCTAAGAGGTACTCCGGTGTATATGTACAGTACTGAAGATTTTACTTTGCTACAAATTTTTGGATCAAAACAACAAGCTTATACTCTTATAAATATACACCATACTACTTTAAATGATTGCTTATATTCAGGTACTACATATCTAGATAATTTCTATTTTTCTTTAGATTTAATAGAAGAATCTCCTAAAACCAATATACTTGACATAAATGAAATTAAAAGTTTAGTTTCAAGTAATAGAGAGAAATATAACGTCAAACATCCGGCAGCTAAATCCATTTTAGGAGAGTTTAAAGATGATCCTAAAAAAAACATAGAATACCATTCTTTATCTAGTTTAGCTAACCATTTAAAAGGTGATCGTCAAGTTATCAGAGCGTACTTAAAAGGTGAAAAATCAGGTTACTATCGAGGTAAATGAAAATTCAGCTACAAAGTATAATATAGAAATTAAGGCATGGCCGGGTAAGGTAGAAATATCTTACTTTACATTCACTGTTTGCTGGAATACCTTGCAGAGCCTTTGGAACTAGTAATGCAGACTCTCTTTAAGATAAAGCGGCATAATACAGTAACATTTCAAAGGATTAGGCAATCAGCCAGAAACCAAATGTAAAAGGGCTCATTGTAGCATTAAACGCTTTTACAGAGTAGGATCTTCAGAGACTACACGTGAATGTCTTAGTAAATACTCAGTATTAGTAAATACTCAGTATTTAAAGACAAAGATATAGTCCGGGCATTAACGAAAGTTAGTGTATTAAGCGCATGCCTGCTTTAATAGGAGGATTTGGTAATTTCCTACTACCATTAGGGCTAGGAGGACCTGACATGGGATTCCCTAGACTTAATAATATTAGTTATTTATTACTAATACCTAGTATTGTTCTTTTCTTATTTGCAGGTGGAATAGAAAACGGAGTAGGTACAAAACCTGTGCCTAAGTAGTAAACAATTACTATGAAGTATACCACTATATGCTGGAAAACCCTAAAGGTTTAGCTTTTATTAATACTAAATCATAATGTAGTATAAGTAAAATGTTTAAATATGATACAATGGGCAATCAGCAGGAAAACAGAACATAAGGTTTTGTATTATCCTCAGAGACTATACGTGGTACACTCCCATCTTTTTTTTGAAAAAAAAAAATGGGGTGAAGATATAGTCCATGGACATGTTAAAACATGTCTGATATATATATGTATTTTAATCATTAGGTAGGTAAAACCAATAAAATACTAAAATCTTCCTTAGAACCCCTTTCTTTCTTGCCTAATAACTCAACTAATAAAAAACTAGCTGGTTATTTAGCAGGTTTAATAGAAGGGGATGGTTCTATAATTGTTCCTAAGACAATTAGAAATCAAAAAGGTAAATTGTTATATCCTGTAGTAAAAATCACTTTTGTAAAAAAGGATGCCCCTTTAGCTGTTAAAATCCAAGATATTATCAGGGGAGGTCAAATAGTGCATCCTAAGGACTCAAATTATATAGATCTTCTATTTCAAGATTTGAATTCAATACAATCGATTGCTGTATTACTTAATGGACATATGAGAACTCCTAAGATAGAGGCTTTATACAGGTTAATTGATTGGTTAAATGCTAAATATAAGGATAAACCCGAAATAGTAAAACTAGGTTTGGATTCTAGTGAACTAGGTAGCAACCCTTGATTAGCTGGGTTTATTGAAGCGGATGGTCATTTTTATTGTGGTTTTGATTTAAATCCAAAGTGTATAGCAAATACTGTTAAATGTTACATGGCTATATCTCAAAAAAATTTATACAAAGCTAATTCTGATGTATCTCAAAAAGATAATTCCAATCTACATATTATGGAAAAAATACGAGAGTTTCTTGACGTTAAGAACGTTAATCAGATTAAAAGAATTAGAGATGATTATATTGAATTAGCATATTCGGTAAGAACAACTAAAAAAAGTTCTTGCGAGATTTTAATAAATTATTTAAATGCTTATCCGTTATTTAGCTCTAAGCATCAAGATTTCTTAGATTGATCTAAAGCACATGACATAAGAATTCATAAAAAGTATAAAACTCTAGAAGGATCCTCAGAATTATTATTCCTAAAAAACAGCATGAATACTAAAAGAACTCAATTCAATTGAGATTCATTAAACTGTTTTTACAGTTTAATGTAATAAGGGTTAACAAGAACGAGATATAATATATATATTGAGTTTTGACAGGGTGAACTCTTAAAATGGAGTCTTTCCATATGTGTGATATGGAGTCGCTATACTTATGTATAGCGGCAAAATTCCCCTCGATGCGTGAATATCCCCAAAATAATGAAGTAAGATACTCATGGTTATTAAATAAACCGTATGTAAGAACGCTTACTACAAGGGGACAATACGCCTGGGTGGCAAAAAAAAATTTTGTTACCCATCAGAGACTTAATGGGGAATATTTGGTTAAAAACGAAAAAGAATGATTTGAACAATGATTAGTTGGTATAACAGATGGAGAAGGTACTTTTGGTTTCTATCATAGTAACGGTAAATGAACACCTGTTTTTAAAATAGCTCTTTCTAGATACAATTTAAGAGCTCTATATTATATTAAGACTCAACTAGGAATAGGAAATATTACTAGAGATAATACTAAGGGTCAAATACTTATAAGAGATAAAAAAAAATTAAAGGAAGTAATATTCCCTATCTTTGATAAGTATCCACTTTTAACAAGCAAATATTTTAATTATGTTAAATTAAAAGAAGCACTTTCTATATCGGAAAACACTAATCTAGATAAGACTAAAATAGATGCACTTCTATTTAATTTGAAAGCCCAAGCTATTCCTAATAATTACATATCTCCTGCTTGAAAAAACAAAAACAATTTATCATATGTGGATGCATTAAATATAATGTCTAAGCCTTGATTGTGCGGTTTTGTAGAAGGAGAAGCTAGCTTTTATTTAGTAAATAAAGATTCTAGAATAGTACATGGATTTGGTATATCACAGAAATTGGACTTAGTTGTTTTACAGTCTGTAAAAACATTATTACATATTAAAACATCTGTGGTATACAAAGAAAAACACAACTATTTTATGCTTGACACTACTAACTCTAGAGCAGTTGAAAATATAATAAAATACTTTAAGGATAATTTAGTCGGTATGAAGAACGTCGAATATAAAATATGAGCTAGATCCTATAAGAAACACAAAGGAGATTTAGATAAATTGTACTCTACAAGAAATATATTAAGAGCTATGAAAACAAATTTAGTTGATTTAGAGTTTCTGCAAAAAACGAACGATAAATTACATTTAATCCAAAACAAAAGGTTGAGCAAAAATGTAGTACTCGGTGTAATAACTAGTGGTAATTGTCACTTTAGTTCTACTATGAATTCTATTTCTACAGGTAAATTAAATATAGAATCTAGAAGATCTTATAGTGGTACTATTATCAGATTACCTTACACTGTAGTTAATCCTGTAAGAGATAATGGATTTAAACCTTATATCCATAAGAAATATCTTTCAGAACGAGAGGTAAGAGGTATTTATGGTAAGATTAGGTACTATGAGAAATGGGTGGATGCTAATATAAAGTATCATCATAGAACGCAATGAAAAAACGTTTTGAAACAAGTACTTATATATTTTTGTGAAATTTTCATAAGTGTTTGTATTATTGTATAGAGGAACACAATATAACGGAGTACAATCCTACACATTGAGAACAATTAATTGCAGTAGTAGGGGCAGATGTAAATCTTGCCAACGTTTCTGATATTTTCGAGGAAGATGACTTAGGTATTGAACTTCTATTTTCAGAAGATTATCATAGAAACGATTATCATTCTTCACCATCTTAATTTATCATCGTTTTTAATAAAATCTATTCGTTTTTAACCAAATAAAGGTATAGTCCGAACAACATAGAAATATGTTGCGTGTTATTATATACTTTTTATATGAAGTGAGATAACCAACATAATTGATACCCACCCCTATCGGGTATACAAAGTCATAGTGGTCCAAGTGTGGATTTAGCCATATTTGGGTTACATTTATCTGGTATATCTAGTTTACTAGGAGCTATGAATTTAGTATTCAATGTATTTCTTACATATTTAAGATATTCAACAAACTTTCAATTAACAATTAATAAATGTTACTTTAGTAGCAATAAACCAAAATATATGTTTAAAAACAACTCTGAAAAAGACAATAACTATGGTGAGGATAACAATGGAAAAGACAATAACTCTAAAAAAAAGGATTCTCCTGAAAATAATGATAAACCTAAATTGGATAATCGTTGAAAAGAGATATTGGGTAGATCTGGTCCTAATAAACATGCACATGTTATAGCTGTGGAGCAAATTAATAGTGGTGGAATAGTGACTGCTGAAATAATTAATAAAATTTTAGCTTACTGTAATATTAAAATTACAGAACAAGAATTAAAATCTTTAATTGATACTGCAAGTTTTACTTTAACTAATTTAAATCAAAAAAGTATAACTAAGGATGTTCTTAAAGATAAACTTGGTTTACCTAATAGTAAACAAAGAATACCTGGTATATATATCTTTACACATACCACTACAGGTAGAAAATATGTAGGTTCATCATCACAGTTGGCTTTTAGATTAAATGGCTATATTAATTTGTCCCATAGAAAGAGTGGTTTATTAATCCCTTTATTACATAAAAAAGGATTGAAAAATTTCTCTCTACAAGTTTTTCCTTTTTACCATAATTACATTAAAAGATCAGAAATTGCATTAGAACAGTATTATTTGTTAGACCCTAGTTTCACATTAAATACCATAAGAGTTGCAAACAACCCTAGTGGGTCAAACTCAAAGAGTTTATATATGTATAACAGAGATATGAGCATATTATATTTTTTTTCAACAAAACAAGTAGATTTCATTAGAAAATTAAATATTCATCATATCACATTCTCTAAACATTTAAAAAACGGTACTTTTTATTTAGATAAGTATCTTTTTTCAAGTGAACCGGTGTTAACTGCTAAAGTTAAAGATATGTCTGATTTAGATTTAGCTTTAATGCTGGAAAAGGACAGAGTTAAATAAAATAAAAATAAAGCTCTTAATAGTTTATCTAAACCTGTTAGATTAACATCTGGGGATAATTTAGAAAACACTATTGTGTTACCTAGTTTAGGTAAATGTGTGGAATATTTACATAACAAAGGTTTATCTGCTTCTCAAGTAACATTAGTTAAACACATTGATTTAGGTAAAGCATATAAAAGATATTTATGTGAATATGTGAAAGAAAATACGTTGTAATGGGATTCATATAAAATTTTTAACTGTATGCTGGAATAGCTCAGTGTTTATAAGTACTTAATAGTAAAAATCTTGTAAGCTATGCTTAATCAGCAGGAAACAAAAGTAATTTTGATTATCATTAGGTTCCTCAGAGACTACACGTTAAAGACCGTATATTAATACGCTTAAAATATAGTCCACAAATAGTTATTATTTTAACTATTTTTAGTCATGACAACTACATTTAATATGAGAAGTCCTGGAATAAGACTGCATAAATTAATCTTATTTGCTTGAGCAGTTGTTATTACAGCTGTTTTATTATTATTATCTTTACCTGTTTTAGCCGGTGGAATAACAATGGTATTGACTGACCGTAACTTTAATACTTCATTCTTTGAGGTTGCAGGTGGTGGTGACCCTATATTATACCAACATCTTTTCTCAACACTAGTGTTGAATGATTCTTTGATATTATCCACATTATTTATTTTTCCTAGTTCTAACCAATCAATCTTTAAAAGACATATGTCTAATTATAACTTAAACAATGAGTTTGATTTTTCTGCATTTTATAATAAATACAATACTCATTTGCCAAATAATAAAATTCCTTCAGAAAACTTTTTAACTTGATTAGTAGGTTTCACTGAAGGAGAAGGTTCTTTTATAGTAAACAATAGAGGGGATTTGGTATTTGTTATTACACAAGCTACAACGGATAAACAAATTTTAGAATTTATACAAGAAATTATTGGATTTGGTAAAGTTATACCTCAATCGGCCATAACTAGTAGATATGTAACACAAAATAAGAAAGAAATAGACATTATAATTAGTTTATTTAATGGTAATCTTGTTTTACCAAAAAGACAAGAAACATTTGGTCTCTTCGTTAAAGGGTTTAATAAATGAGTTACTAAAGGTAGAATACTATTAGAGCCTGTTGTAATTAAGAATAGATCTATTCTACCTACTTTAAACGATGCATGATTTGCAGGATTTACTGACGGAGAAGGTTGTTTTACTTGTTCAATTGGTGAAAAAAAAGGATTTAGTTTCAACTTTAATATTTCTCAAAAGTGAGAAATAAACCTAAAAGTATTAGAGCATTTCAGTGTATTATTTAAAAACGGGATTGTTTCTAGACATTCAGAAGAGAATACTTATGAATTTAGACTAGGTGGAGTAAACAATTGTAAAAATGTCTTCTCTTATTTTGATAAATATACATTATATACTAAAAAGTCTTTATCCTATAAATTATGAAAAGATATTCATAATGATTTGGTTAATAAAGATCATTTAGATGAGTCAAAAAGACGAGAAATGATTGAAAGAACTAAGATGATAAATAAATCAAATAATACAAATTCATAATACTAGGGAAAAAAAGTCAAGGTTTAACGTGCAAGTTATGAAACTATAAAGACAGATGTAAAAAGATATAAGATCTGAAATAGTGAATATTCCATTTTTTTTATAAAAAAAATGGAATATACCTTAGATTTAGTTAATATACATAAGTATTACTTGCAACTCTTAAGTTTAAAGGTTATATTCTTTTATATAAGACTTTAAATGTATTTTATAAATACAAGGAAAAGTAATAAAAATATTAGCGATGCTAGTGCTATTACGGTCAACAAGTTTCTCGCTTAAAGACCGTCGGTTATTTAAGTGATCGCTACAGACTGGTTCACTGGTGGGTATCTGAAATGATGCTTAATGTACAGTCGGTTTCTTCTATCATAGATGTATGATACACAAGCCCGGAGTCTAGACTACCGGTACCTGGATTTAACAAGAGACTTTTTAAAAGATAAGTTAAATTTGAAGAAATGGATTTTTTGGACATCCGGAAGTTTACATCCTTATTATTCCAGGATTTGGTATAATTAGTACTACAATTTCAGCAAATTCTAATAAGAGCGTTTTCGGTTATAAAAAAAATAGCTCTTTAATAAAGTGAACTTTATTAACGCAACAAACTATATGCAGGAAAATCTATAAATTTTTACAATTAATACTACTAAATACTCCCATTGTATGAAACTATTCAGTTTCATTAGTAAAAATTTTAGTAATGTATGACAATCCGCAGATAACCAAAGCACGAAGTGAAATCTTCAAACTCGAAATAAAAGAATTTTTTGAGTTAAGCATGTTAGTAGGAATTTCAGAGGCCATACGTTTGTTGTCAATATTTACAATATATATAAATAACTTATTTATATTGTTTAAAAACTCTCTTTTTTTATACACAAGTTCATTAAAAGATATAGGTGATAAGGAGAATAGATCTGTTAAAGTTAATGATAAAAAAACATATGGAAAAGATGAAAGATTTTATGAATGGCTAGCAGGAGTTATAGATGGGGATGGGTGTTTTTTATTGAGTAAAAAAGGATACGCTAGTTTAGAAATAACTACGCAACTTAGAGATAAAAAAATGCTATATTTAATAAAACAAGTTTTTGGTGGATCAGTTAAACTTTATAGTGGTGACAACTATTTGAGATATAGATTACACCATAAAAAAGGTTTAGTTGATTTAATTGATAAAATAAACGGTTTATTACAAAATCCCACAAGAATACTTCAGCTAGGTAGAATTTGTATAATTTATGACATAGAATTAAAAAACGCTAAACCATTATCATACTATAATGGTTGATTTGCAGGGTTTTTTGACACGGATGGAAGTATATATCTAAATGATGCTTCTGGTCAAATACTTATAACTGCTTCTCAAAAAAACAGATTTTTGCTGGATTCTTTAGTAGAATTATACGGAGGTACAATTTATCCTATGGTTAAACAAGAAGCCTTTAAATGAACTTGTTTAAAAAAAAAGGAAGTCTTATCTTTAGTTAATGATTATTTTAAAGTGAATCCTTCAAGGTCTGAAAAAATTATGAGAATTCACATGGTTAATAAATTTTATGAACTTAGAAATCTTCATGCACATAATGCTTCACCTGATTCAGTTTTAGGTAAAGCTTGAAAACATTATCTTATACAGTGAAATAGTTTAGTATCTAAATAACTAAACGAGAGAGTCGTTGACAAAGAGATGGTCCAAAACAATTATATTTTTTATTAATATAATTTGTATAGTATTTAGGAATGGTTTACGCCATGTGTTCTATTGGTATTTTAGGATTTGTAGTATGAAGTCACCACATGTATACTGTTGGTCTTGATGTGGATACAAGAGCGTATTTCACAGCAGCAACTTTAATTATAGCAGTACCTACTGGTATTAAAATATTCTCTTGATTAGCAACTTGTTACGGTGGTTCTTTACAACTTATACCATCATTACTATTTGCATTAGGATTTGTATTTATGTTTACTATTGGAGGGTTATACAACAACCTGATAGCTCTCCCTCTATTTTTAGATTTGACTACTATATGCTGGGAACTTCTGACAATTATGCTACTAGAGTTTTATTGAATCTCAGTTAAAAAGCATAATTTTGAACAATCAGCAGGAAACCAACCGATATTTTACAAGAACATTCACATAGAAACGGTTAACGTTAACTCGTGGCGGTTTCGCCACGATAATAGGTTGGGTTCCTCAGAGACTACACGTAGCGCTCGGAGTTCATTCCGAGAAAATATAGTCCAAGTAAAAAAATGTTCATTAATATTTAATTCTCTAATATCTGTTACCACACAACCTTTATTAGTATACAAAACCATAACTCGATCTTACTCTTATTTGAGTAATAAGCATAATAACAATGTAGGTAACCAAGATAATACTCTAAATTTAGAGGCTGTAAAAGTTTATAATAACCTAAAGGAAGATAGGGTTAATATACTAAAAGAACAAAGAGATAAATCTGGTGTTTACTGCTTAATAAACAAAATAAATGGGCACTCCTACGTTGGAAGTTCTATTAAATTAGATTCCAGAATGAGGAATTACCTTAATAAGGCTTTTTTAAAAAGTAAACAAAATGCTAATATGCCTATTACCAGATCTTTACTTAAGTACGATTATTCCAATTTTTCTCTCTTAATTTTAGAATATGTTGAAGCCGAATTTTTAACTTCTAGAGAAACTTTTTATATTGCAAATATCATACCTTATTACAATGTTTTAAAGCAAGGTTTTTCTTCTTTAGGTTATATACATACTGAAGAAACCAAAAAGTTACTATCTGAGTTAGCTAAGAATAGAACACATAGTGATAATACTAAAGGCTTAATAGCAAGGGCTGTAACAGGTGAAAATAATCCTTTTTATAATAAAAGTCATTCTATTGAAAGTAAGATAAGGATTATTGAAGCTAAATCAGCTTATCCTGTTTATGTTTACAACTCATTTAAAGAGTTATTAGTTATTTTTCCTTCAGCTACAACTCTAGCTAAGTTAATTAAATCAAATCATTCAACATTGGTTGATAGTATTAAAGAACAAAAATTATTTAGAGGGGAATGATACCTACTAAATATACCTTATCATATCTCAGATGCGCCTTTAATTTCTCATTGGCACTCTAAAGAATCTGAACAGTTAGTAGAAGAAATTAATAAGAGTAGTCATATTAAAAAAGCAGTATTTGTATATGATATAAATAAAATTTTTATTGGGAAATATGAGGGTGTAATGGATGCTCAAAGAGCCTTGAATGTATCACACTGTACTATTAAAAATTACGCTAAAGTAGGTGGTACTTATAAAGAGTATATATTTAGTTATGAAAGATTACTATATTAATGAATATTTTTTTTGTTGTAAACTCACATCCTTTTGGGGTTATTGATACAGTGTACGAGATAAATGTATCAGTAAGTAGTTGTTTTTTACTCTTTTATCCAGAGATTTCACATATCCAAGATTCAGACATTACGCTTTTCTCGTCTATTTTACCAGTCGTCTCTAGTAACAAACATATACAATCTGTTTTAGATAGGGTTAAATCTAAAGGTTTAAAAGTATATGAAAATTTTTATGATGATAGGAAAATTCTGAACAGAGATTTTAAAGATAATTATAATAGCTACATATATATAATCGTTAACAAATTAAATGGAAAAATATATGTCGGAAGCTCTACAAAGATCACAAACAGGGTTAGAAATTACCTTTCTCCAGGACACTTATCAGCTCATAAAAGACCAATTTCTAGTGCAATAATAAAGTACGGCTGGATAAATTTTGCTTTTATTGTTTTAGAACAAGTTGATACTAGTCTCTATAATCTAGAAGATCGTGAGACATACTGAATAAAACATCTAAACCCAAATTATAATGTATTTAAAGAGGGTACGAGAAATGTGGGAATAAGTCATTCTGACGAAACAAAATTAGCTATGTCTATAAAGATGTCTAGAGGCTCTGTCTATATTTATAATGAGTCTAATCAACTTTTAGCTATAGCGCCTTCTATGATCTCACTAGCTTTATTATTAGGAAGTAAAAGTATTAGTACTTCTATTAAAAGGGCTATTAGTCAAGGGTTATTGTTTAGATCTTCTTGATATTTGACTCGTGAACCTTTTAACATGAATGATAAACCTGTAATAGAAGTGGGTAGCGAAGATTATAAAATTTTGATAGAAAAAATGATTAGTCAAAAACATATTTTAAAAGCCATATTTGTATTTAAAGATGGTGAATTTATACGTAAATTTGACGGAGTAATGTCTGCGGCCAAGGAACTAAAAGTGAGTCATAATAAGATAAAAGAATGTTGTGAAAAAAACACTATGTACAAAGGTTACAGATTTAGTTATCATAATATTTAAGATAATCTAAATCCTTTGTGGTCTACTTAATGTGTCAGGTGTAGTTTTAGCGAATGCATCACTTGATATTGCCTTCCACGATACTTGAGGTTTTAAGATAAGTATGCTAATACCTAATTTATTTGTTATGGTCAAGACAGGGTTTGAGGCTATGCCGTCAAATGCTAGTCTTAGTTATAATAATAATTGCAGTTATAATGATTTATCTGATAACAATAACTATAAAGAATATATAAAAATGTTTTGAGTAGGGCTAATGGACGGAGATGGAAGTATTCAAGTAAACCATTGACGTAAACAATCTCTACAATACAGACTAGTTATTAAATTATCTAACCTTAAATCTAATTATAATATGTTGGTTGAGGTTGCTAAAGTAATAGGTGGAATTGTTAGGATTACTGGTAAACAGGCTGATGTTATCTGAGTTGTAGATAAAAAGGAAGATATTTTGGAAGTTATCAAAATTTTTGATACTTATCCTCCTTTAACTTCAAAAAAAATCTGTCAACTTGCATTCTTAAAAACATGTTTAACTGAAACTTCGGTAGAAAAATACTTATCCACAAGAGATAATAAATTTAAAGAGCAATCTGCCATTATAAACGCTAATTTCAATGTACCTGGTTATTTTAAAGCTTGATTATCTGGTTTTATAGAAGCGGAAGGTTGTTTTTCTATTCGTAAAACGAAAGCACATTCTTTCTCAATAGGACAAAATGACGACGTTTATTTAATAGATGCTATAAAACAGTATTTTGAAATATCAAATAAAGTTCGTAACCCTTACGGTAACTTCTATTTTACAGAGGTATACAAGAAAAAGGTATTAGCGAAAATAGTGGCACATTGTACTAACTATCCTTTGTTGGGGGAAAAGTCAGAGTCTTTAAAAAAATGAAAAGCTTGCTGTGTTCTTTAGTAGGTGTCGTGTGGTCTTGTCACCATGAAAAATTTAATACGTTTTTCGGTAAAATTATTAATTTTGCTAACGGTAAAGCCTTATGTGTTTTCTTAAGGCGGAAAATATAAGGGTCTCCCCATGTAAGGTAATACCGTGGAAACCAAAGTGAATAAATTTATTCTCGAGTAGGATCCGTAGAGACTAAACGTGACAGTCGAAAGTTTATTAAGTTAAATCATTAGATAAGTTATAGTCCGATCCACTGCGTGAGCAGTGTTGTATGTAAATAGATGAGAAAATCAATTGACTTACTACGTAGTTGCTCAACTGGGCCTTAATAATTTATATTATTACGCATTTGACTATATGCTGGAAACTATGTTTTCAGAATATCTCTTACTATTTATGTTATATATTTATCTTTTAAAAATAGATGCGGATAGAAGGAATCTTCTAAACATAAGTAGTGAAAATGGGGATATATCTGTTACATCTAAGACATGTACAAACATACAATCAGCAGAAAACTGTAAAGAATTCTCAGAGACTATACGTCAAATATCTAACTATAATAAGGGAGATCATTCATCTTTCTTTGAATGATTTGCTGGTATTGTAGACGGAGATGGTAATTTCGATTTAAGAAATATAAATAATAAACTGGTACTTAAAGCTATCAGAATTAAATTACATGACAGAGATGTCAGAATATTAACTTATATTCAAAATACTTTACATATGGGTAGAATTAGAGCGGATAAAAATAAACCTCATTCTATATGAATTGTTAGTACCAAAGAAGAAATGGTATTTTTAATTAATGAATTAAATGGATTAATTAGACTTAAAGTAGATAGTTTTAAAAAATCCTGCGAATATCTAAATGTAGAATATGTAGAAGCTAATTATAATATTAGTGAAAATGACCCTTATTTAGCAGGATTAGTTGACACAGATGGTACGATTGTTTATAATTATGCTGGGAATAGAATTGAGTGTAACTTAGAATTTGAAAATAACAAATATACTAGCAAACTTAATTTAGATAATGTTATACCCCATTATAAACCATCTGTTGCTTTTAGAAAATCACATAAGTCTATAACATTTAAATATCAAACAGTTAAAGGTATGGTTTTTCTATACGATTATTTTATGAAAAATAGATTATATTCTGACTTTAAATTTTATAGAATTTCAAAGATAAAACGATTTATAGAAGTTAGAGATTATAATAATGAACCTAAAAACAGTATAGAATTTAAAATTTATTCAGATTTTATATTAGATTGAATTCAATATAGAAACCCTCTTTGACACAAAGTACCATTTGTCTCAAAAATTAGATAATGATATAGTCCACGATATAAATATAATTATGTTTGCATTTCCACTATGTTTTAAGTATGGGTGCTGTATTTGCCTTATTTAGTGGATGATACTTCTGAATTCCTAAGATTTTAGGATTAGATTATAACTTACTTTACTCTAAAGCTCATTTCTGAGTTTTATTCACAGGGGTTAGGTTAAATGGAAGAAGTTTTGAGTTTAAAAACGCATGTAATAGAAATATTTCAAATGGGAGTGCTAATAAGGGTAGTTCACCAAACAATTTTGTCATCTATTTTAAAGACCTTAAAGAAAGTAAAAGAAAAATTTACAAAGAGCTAAAAAACAAATCTGGAGTATACTTATTTATTAATGACGTAAACAATGATTTGTATGTAGGTAGTAGTCTTAATTTATCTAAAAGAATGGTTAGTCATTTTTATTACGCAAATTCTGATAAAATTGGTACAACAATACTTATAAGAGCAATGAAGAAATATGGACTTAATAATTTTTCTTTAGGTATATTGGAATTTTGTGAGAAAGACGCAATAGAATGTGTAAAGCTAGAACAAAAGTGAATCGATCATTGCGAGCCAAGATATAATATATTAAAGATTGCAGGAAGCTCTTTTGGATTTACTCATAGTATTGACACCATAAATAAGTTAAAGGAAACTTTGAGAAAAGAGAATCATCCTAAGTTTGGATATACTACTTCAGATGAGACCAAAAATGCTATTAGCAAAGGTATAAAGGAATTTTATTTAAAAAATGATAATGCCTTTAAAGGTTTAAAAGGTAAATTGTCTCCTCAGTATGGTATAGGAGGAGCCCTAGTTTTTTGTTATAATGAAAAGAATGAGGAATTAATCTTCCCTTCTATAAATGCTGCTAGACAACATTTTAAAGTAAGATGGACATTAATTAAAAAAAACTTAGACACAAATAAATATACACCCATAAATTACGAAAATTGAATATTACAATCTTTACCGCGTAATGAAACTCAAAATTAATAAATTAGCCCCTACCAATCTTTCTATATGCTGGGAACTCTCACAAGGCTTAAGTACTAGACCAGTAGATGGTCTAAAAATATTAAGTATATCTAGACAATCAGCAGGAAACCAAAATAATTCTAATTATGAGTAGGATCCTCAGAGACTACACGAAAGAGGCCATATATCTATGGTAAAAATATAGTCCAGTTTTTAAACGTAATTTAACTTTCTTCCCTCGATGTTGGGGGTCTACATAAGTAATTATGTGGTAAAATGGGTATAATGTACCTTAATTTTGGCTATATGCTGGAAAGTTCTTATAGCTTTTCATACCATTTTTTTAAGGGTAAAAATTGTAAAGATTGAACAATCAGCAAGGAAGTTATTTATGTAATAAATAACCCTTCAACGATCACACGCCGAATATCCTTATAGTGTTAAATATAAAATATTATTTTATGTATAGGATAATGATATGATCTTAACATTAGTGACTAATAAGTATTGATAATTTATCTAGACTAGGTTTACCTAATTTTTTTTTACCTAGCATATATAGCTATAAATATAAATTATAAAATTTTCAATACGTACGCATAATGTTATTTGCAACATTTCTTAGGTCTACAAGGAATGCCACGTAGAATTAGTGATTACCCTGATGCTTTTACAGGTTGAAACTTTATTAGTAGTATTGGTTCTATTATATCTGTAGCTGCAACTGCACTTTTCTTACATATTGTATACTTACAACTTGTTAAAGGTAAAGCTATCTTCGGATATCCTTGAGCCGTTCCTCAACTATTTAGTGATTATTTACGTATACTTAAAGATAGATGTGCTCCAGGATTAGAGTGGGCATTAAGTAACCCACCTAAACCTCACGCATTCACTAGTTTACCATTACAAAGTAGTGGTATACTAAGCCTTGTTTTCTTAGGTATAAGTAACTTATTTACTTTTTCTAACGAATTTATCTGTGATGCACCTAGAGCTTGAGGACTTTACTTCCAAGATAGTGCTAGCCCACAGATGGAAGCGCTAGTAGAACTTCACGATAACATTATGTATTATTTAGTTGCAATTTTATTTGCTGTAGGTTGAATACAAGGAGCTATTATTAAAAATTTTGATAGTTCTAAATCACCGATAAGTAATAAATATCTTAATCATGGTAAATGTGTGCCTATTCAAAAGTATTTTAATTATATTCAACAAAAACACTACTCCACTTCTTCAAATCATGAAATTAAGGAAGAGACTTTGCCTATACAGATAGAAATAAATGTAATAAAATTATATGAAAATGCCACCCTTAAAAAACAAATTATAGATGAAAATAAATATAAATCTGGTATATACCTTTTAACAAATTTACTTAATAAAGATAAATATGTTGGTCAATCTATTGATTTAGGTAAAAGATTCACAAAATATTTTAATTTAAGTTATCTAAAAAATAGAAATACTCTTGTTATAAGTAGAGCTTTAATAAAGTATGGTTATGCTAATTTTTCTATTAGCATCTTAGAATATTGTGACAAAGATATTTTAAACGAAAAAGAGCAATATTACATGGATATTATAAAACCAGTATATAATACATTAAAAATAGCTGGAAGTTCATCAGGTTATAAACATACACAAGAAAGTAAAGATAAGCGTAGTTTAAACTTGAAAGGTAAATATACAGGAATAAATTCTCCTTTATATGGTAGAACTCATACTGAACAAACTAAAGAACTTATGAGTTCAATGAAAAAAGGCCAAAATAATAATTTTTATGGTAAGACTCACACCGATGAAACTAGAGAGCTCATTAGACAAAAAGCCATAGGTAGAAAACATATACCTAGTACTTTAGAAAAAATGAGTAAAGTTAAAGGTAATCCTGTTAATATTTATGAAAAATGTAATTCAGAAGGTTTTAAACTTATAGGTAATTTCGTTTCTGCTAGAAAAGCAGGTCTGTTTTTAGGTATTAGTGGTAGTACAATCATTAAATATATGCATTCTGGAGAGGTATTTAAAGATAGATATAAATTTTCGGGGCAAGCTCCCAAATAAATGAATATAGTTATAACAACTATGAATAAAACCACTATATGCTGGAAACTCCTAAAGCCTTAAAAACTAATGATTAGTGATAGCTTTAATGGATGATACAATGGATTATCAGCAGGAAACCAAAAGGTACTTACCTAAATAGGATCCTCAGAGACTACATGTGAGACATATGCAGTAGCTAACCCTAACATATGATAATATAGTCCGCATAGTATAGAAATATATTATTATTTTAGACACTAATCGAGCTTATATGAACAATTACTCCTGCTTTAATCTTAGTATTAATAGCTTTCCCTTCTTTCAAATTACTATATTTAATGGATGAGGTTACTGACCCTTCATTATCCGTGTTAGCAGAGGGGCACCAATGATACTGATCCTACGAATATCCAGACTTCTTAAATAGTGATGGAGATTTTGTTGAGTTTGATTCTTACTTAGTTCCTGAATCTGATTTAGAAGAAGGAGCGTTAAGAATGTTAGAAGTAGATAATAGAGTTATCCTTCCTGAAATTACACACACTAGATTTATTCTTACTGCAGCAGATGAACTGAGGACCTTTAGCAAGTACCTCTATATGTCTATACACTATCAAATTCCGGGGACACCCTAAAGACCTTTTAACTAAACGTTCATCTCAAAAGGTTAAACGTGGCTATGTTAATGACCATAGGTATAGTAATATCAAAAGGTATATACGAAAGTTAAATGGGTTATCGCGGATCTAAATCACCTAGTTACCTTATTTGGTTACCCTACAATCTTATAACTCACGCTACAGCAGCAAAGAAAGATTGCTAGGCTACATCACCATCATGGTGTAGTAGGTTGTAAAAGAGCAACGAGTAGACGGTAGTGGTCTATAATAGTAAAAAGAGGGTTACACTCAACTATTCTAGATTAAGGTATACTCTAGTGGACCTGATAATAGGTCGTTGGGTTTACAGCTATACCTAAAATCTAAATATTTTAATTATTTCACTGTCAATATGGGGGACAAATGCTTATACCCTAGATTATTCATGTAGAAACTAGTATCATCCATCTCTAACCCTAAATGATTCATGTAGAGATTAGTATCATCCATATCTAACCCTATATGATTTATGTATATTACTTTACTGTGGTACATTTGGGCACCGTTTTTTTAATATCATGAAACCAGATTTATAGATCATGGTAAAGTAAGCTCTCGATTAAATGTTCTTTTGCTTTCCTAGTCCCCTCATGGGCCTTGCCCTGTTGAGGGACAAGCCCGAAAGGGCTAGTGATAAATAAATGTTATGGTCGGTTTTATTCGGGAAATAACCACAGTCATATCACAAGTGAAGTAATTAATAAAGTACTAGCTAATCAAGGTGTTTCTATAACACAAAAGAAACTGAACATTTTGTTAAATATTAAGGGTGTAACTTTTGACTTACCCTTCGACAGTCAAACATTTCCAGCTTTATTTGGTTTAGTAGGTAAACCTATAAGCAGAAGACCTAAGGCCGGTATATATATTTTTACACACTTAGCAACTGGTAGAAAATATGTGGGGTCAAGTAATAGTCTTTCAAGAAGATTAGAACAATATTTTAATCCTAACCCTCTATTTTATAAGGAATATGGTTTATTCCTTCCTTTGATTAAAAAAGAAGGGTTTTCTGCTTTTAATTTGGAAGTATTTGTTATGCCGGAGGAATTAAGCTCAGATTATAACTTTTTTTTTGAACAATATCACTTATTAGATAGTGATTTTAACTTAAATACTCAAAGAGTTGTTAATTTTAGAGTTAATCAAGGAAATACTGTTTATTTATATGATTTTGAAGGTAAGATTTTATATTACACTGCAACTTCTTTAAATGTATTGAAAGCTGATTTAGGTGTACATCATGCTACTGTTACAGAATGTATAAAAACCGGATCACTTTATCTAGATTACTTTATAATTACAGATAAATTAAAACCAGATGCAAATAAAGCTGGTTTATCTTTAGAAGAGTTATCTAAGCTTACTTTGGATAAAAGATCTTTATTTCTATAAAAAATATTTTTCTTTGAAAAACAGTAAATCAGTTTATATTAAACAAGATGTTACAGGAGTAATATACAATTTTTCTAGCATAACATCATTAGTTAAATACTTTAATAGCATAAATATTAAGACTAACCGTAATAAGATAGCTAGTTGTTTAAATACCAACGAGTCTTATTTAGGTTACACTTACTACACCGGTACAAGCTAAACATGATCATCCCCCATAACTAAATGAGTGCCAAAAAATTAATATAATAATAAAATATTTAGATCATGGAAAAGTAAACTTTCGGTTATCCATTCATTTGCAATTCCAGCATTAGGGGTAAAATGTGATGCTTACCCAGGGAGATTAAATCAATTCTCTGTTTTAATTAACAGATTAGGAACATTCTATGGTCAATGTTCAGAAATTTGTGGTATATTACACAGCTCTATGCCTATTGTTGTAGAATCTGTGTCCTTAGAGAAATTCTTGTCTTGATTACAAGAACAATAGTAAGATTAAATCTTTCTATGTAACTCTAGATAATTTGGGGTTAAATAATGGTTTTGTACCGTTAACTTGTTATGAAAGGTAACCGTCTGTTTACAAGATAGTATAACAAATCCCAGTAGATAATTTATTATTAACTGGAAAATTGTACTTTTAATACATATTAAGAGCAATTAGGGAGAAGACTGATATTCATTGGTTAAAGCCCTATAAACCCTCATCGAAAGATCTACTTAATACTAAAGTATAACAAATCCCAGCTTTCATTATACTTTTCGGTTTAAGCTGGAAAATTGCAGTTACGTCGATCTTTTTTAAGGTTAGTAAAAAGCAATTTGGGGAGAAGACAATTGTATTGGTAAAGCCCTATACAAATCACATTTACCCATAATTTTAAAATATACAACCTATCCATATTAAATAGATAATTAACATGATTAATTAAAAAAACTTTTTAACTAAATGTAATTTTAAAATCATTTTTTAATTTAAAATGATGTATTTTCAAATTATTATTATTATGTTTTTGTTTACAAAAGTTCGATCTGCTCCTCTGGGACGGGCAGAGGAAATTGAACGTGTTATGAGTGTTATAGAAGGTATTAGGCAAGTTGCAAGTAAAATATTGGATATACTAAAAACTTACCCTAACGAATTTACACATAAATTCAACCTTATCAGATTTAGTAGCTAAAGCATCTTCCGATTTAATTGTGCTATTTACTATATTATTTTGAACTGGTACGCTGGCTTTAAATACATTACCTTCATTTGAAGACAGTATTAGTCATTATATTCATCATAGTTTAGCACCACATAAATTATATCTATTAACATGTGTATACGGACTATTATTAGGTGCAGCTGGAACTTCTGTATACAATATCTTAGATGCTTTAGCTAGTAGTGCTAAATGAGGATTATTAGCTGGTAGTGCTAAATGAGGATTATTAGCTACATCTTTTTTTCTGATTTTTCGTGTCTTGTTTTAATAGTCGGTGATTGTTATCTGTTCTAGACAGTTCAGAACGGCCATTTGCGGTTACAAATAATTGAGTGACTATAAAATACTGAGTTGCTTCTTGTTGGGCCAAAAAGTTATTTATTTTAAAAACAATATTTTCATCACATAACCTATGGTTTCTATTTTTTTTTTACTCTTGGTTTTGGGTTAAATTTTTGTGGTTCAAATTTTCCTGATGGTTTACCATTACCACATAAAGATTTGCCGTAACCACATAACGACCTACTACCAAGAGACATACCCTGCAACGTCTCTCCCGATAATACTAACATATATTATGTGCATATTCTGATTTGAATAGCATCCGCAATAGCTTTGTGTTATCTTGGACTTAGCATGGAACAAATTAATCAAGTGTCTGAACAAACTAATATAGTTCAGTCTTTTTAGACAAATAACATAATCCTTCAATTTTAAAATATACAATCTATGCATATTAAATAGATAATTAACATGATTAATTAAAATAAACTTTTTAAATGTAATTTTAAGATCATCCTTTTAAATTTAAAATGTTATATTTTCCAACCATTATATCTGTTCTTGAAGTATTAGCTGTTACTATACCTGTTTTATTAACAGTAGCTTTTGTAACAGTAGCTGAGAGAAAAACTATGGCTAGCATGCAAAGAAGATTGGGACCTAATGCAGTGGGTTGTATAACATTAAATCTTACACATAAAAGAACTTTTCATTATTCTTGTGATGCTTTAAGTGAATTATACTATAATAGAAAAGCCCCCCTTATTGAATTTTCGGATGATGTGCTTTTTACTTCTACTTATTTACTTAACCCATCTGTTATTCTATCTTTCTTTAAATCTTTAAAAGGTAAAGGGGGGGGTATTTATATGTTCAGATACAAAAAAGACCCTAAGGTTTTTTATATAGGGAGAACTAAAGACTTCCACAAAAGATTTAAAGATCATTTGAGTTCTAACTTAAAAGATAGATTCCATAAATTTGCTAATTCAATTGGTTGAGATCAATTTGAATTTTCTATTATAGAGATATGTGACCTTAGCATCCAACAGGATAGAGAAAATTTTTACTTACAAAAATACTTACCTTTATTAAACACTATCTTTAAAAGTAATTTTAGTGAAATACAATCTTATAAGTCTTTATATGAGATATTAAGACTTAGACAGTCAAAATTGGATTCAGATAATAAAGATTTACACCTATATGTATATGAATATTGTAATAATCAAATTAGTACTAATTATCTAATATTTAGTAGCATAAGTGCGTCATCCAAAGAATATGGTATAGCTAGAGAAACAATTAGTGTTTATTTAAATACTTACGTACCCTACAAAAATCTCTTATTTTTAACTAAAAAAATATAATGTTTAGATTTAGCAGAAAAACTAGATAGTGATGCTATGCAAGTATTAAATTTAAATCATAATATAGCTAAAAAAATATGAATGTATTTTATAGAATCAAAAGATACTGTTGTTAAAACAGAATTAGAGTCTAAAAGTGCAGTAGCTAAATTATTAGGTGTACAACATTTAGTTATAACTAATCATCTAGATAAACTAATAAAAGGAGGTATTAATGGTCATTATATATTTAATCATGAATTAAATGATTTAGAGCTAGAAAAATTAATTTAATTCTCATCATTAAGAAAAACGAGAAATCGTACAGTATGGGCTTATAATGCTATAACTTTAGAATTAATTACCGATTCATTTAATAGTATTCAAAAAGCAGCTGAATATTTTAATGTGGATTACAGATCTGTGGTTAGACACTTAGATACTGAATTAGCTACTAAAAAGGGCAATTATTTAGTATTATTTATTAATTATAAATTGACTGATTTAAAGAGAAAATAATTACTAAATAAATTTAAATTAGCAAAAAATGAGACTACTGAAATTTGAGTTTATAAAAAGTTAGATGATAGATTTATTCTAATGAATTCCAATGAAACTGGTTTTAGTTCAAAACATTTAGCAGCTAAAGAATTAAAATTAAGTCATAAAACAATTAGTAAATTCTTGAATACTCATAGAGATTATAAAGGTTTGTATTTTTACAGTATTAAATTGTAAGATAAAAAGTAAAGTGTGAGAAACTTTATTAGGCCCATCAGTGAAAGAGAACCTTTTGCTATAAACCATCAAATTGACGGGAACACCTTAAAGCTATTTCAACTAAATGTATTAGGTAACTAAATACATGGCCCAGGTAATGACTCGGGGTATAGTAAAATCGAAATAGATGTATGAAAAGAAATAGGCAACCCGCAGCCAACCAGCATAATAATAATTTATTATTGTGGTGTGCAGTTCATCGACTAAACGTTGGTTGGCATAAAATTTTGGTTATTTTATGCTTAAGATATAGTCAGGCCCTACTTGAGAAAGTACAGGGTATAAATATATATATTTATACCTGGAAATGGATAGTTACTCTATTTAGGGAGAAAACCTCAATTCTTTACCTGTATTATGTAAAATAAATGGTTAAATGAGGACATTCGTGATATGGTCTACTTCAAGCATTTGCCGATGCTCTTAAACTTCTATTAAAAGAATATGTTTCTCCTACACAAGCCAATATTGTTTTATTTTTCCTTGGTCCTATTATAACTTTAATTTTTTCATTACTTGGTTATGCTGTAATACCTTAG